TACTGGTGAGTATCAGTATATGCTTGATAAAGACGTTAACTTTATTCGCGCCGCATACCCAACACCTACGGCAACAGGGGTGCCTAAATACTATGCTATTTTTGGACCTCAATCTAATCAGGCAACGGAGCTATCGTTTATTTTAGGTCCTACCCCAGACGATGATTATGACGTTGAGCTACATTACTTTTACTATCCAGAGTCTATTGTCACAGCCGGAACTACTTGGCTTGGCGATAATTTTGATCCTGTACTACTTTATGGCTCGCTAGTTGAAGCTTATACCTACATGAAAGGCGAGGCGGATTTACTTGCGTTATACGGACAAAAATATATGGAAGCACTAGCAATTCTTAAAGGGCTTGGAGATGGCAAACAACGCCAAGACGCATACCGATCTGGTCAAGCCAGAATAGCGGTGAAATAGTTATGATTACTCAATGTTTATGCAATAGCTTTCGTGAAGAACTATTTCAAGGTGTCCATAACTTTTCTGCTATTGGCGGTGATGTTTTTAAAATAGCTCTATACACTGACACTGCACAGATTGGGGCTACAACAACTGCATATACCACGACAGGGCAAGTTGTAGCTACTGGATATACCGCTGGCGGTAAAATACTTACTGGACAATCTATAACTGTAGCTCAACCTCAAACAGGACCTCAAACATATATTACGTTTGATAATGTGGAGTGGACTGGTACAGATATAGTAGCGCGGGGCGCTTTGATTTATAATAGCTCACAATCAAATAAAGCAGTTTTGGTTCTTAATTTTGGGCTTGATGTATCTGCAACTGACGGGGTTTTCACAATTACTATGCCCGTAGCAGCTCCAAACACAGCTTTAATATGTTTTTCATAAATAGGTAATAAATATGCACTCAGAAAAAGTAGATGTACAAGACTCATTAGGCGCAACAGTCCTTCTAGGTGCTGGGGTAGGTGAGCAAGTTTCAGCTACAGGTCGATATGACGTTAAATGCCTTGATGCTGATGGTAACTTGAAATGGGAAGAAAATTTTAGTAACTACGTAATGAACTTAGGTAAAGCTAATCTGCTTAACGTATATTTAAACGCAAGTACCCCAACAACAGTGTGGTATCTAGGACTTGTCGATAATGCGTCTTTTACAAGTTACAATACTGCTACTGACACCCTTGCGTCGCACTCGGGATGGCGAGAAAACATAGACTACACTTATGGCGGAAGTTCATCTAATCGTGCAACAGTATCTTGGGCGGCAGCGGCTTCATCTACAGGGGGCGGCGCAGACACCGCTGGCACTGGTACTATCACATCTAATCAGGCAACTTTTCTTATTACTGCATCAGTAACTATCAAAGGGGCGTTATTATGTGCCACTCAAGCACGGGGTACAGCAACTGATGGTGGTGCAGGCCTTTTATACTCGGCAGGGAGTTTTGCAACTGCGCGAGCAGTTATTTCAGGCGACCAGCTTCTTGTAACATATACTGCTCAATCATAGGGAATTCTTGTGGCTGGCGGTTGGGGTAGTGGAACTTGGGGGCAATCTGGATGGGGTGACTCAGTATATGAGGATAGCCTTACTGAATCTGTAACAGCTACTGATACCCAATCTGGTGCAGTAACTCAATCGCAATCGCTCACTGAAACGGTATCAGCTACTGATAGTCAATCATCGGTACTAAATGCGGTAGGGGAACTTACTGAAACGGTATCAGCTACTGATACGCAAACTGGAAACTTAATAGCAAGCCCTGCGCTAACTGAATCGGCATCAGCTACTGATGCGGTAGTCGGTGGTTTAGCAGTAATAGATAGTTTAACAGAATCAGTAGTCGCAACGGATACACAGTCCTATACATTAAGTGCTAGTGCCTCATTAACAGAGACGGTATCAGCAGACTCTAGCTTAGTAGCAGGATTAGCATTTACAGAGGATATAACAGAAACAGTATCAGCGGAAGATTCACAAACTGCTGTACTTTACGCTGTGGGTGGTATTACAGAATCAGTGAATGCAACTGACGCGCAAAGTGTAACCGTTTATATAACGGCTAGTGTACTAGAAGAATTACTCGCAGAAGACTCACAAAGTGCCTCACTAAATGCTGTAGCTTCTATACTTGAAATAGGTGATGCAGTTGATGTAGTGTTTGCTAACGGGTCGTTCTATGCAACTATCAATGAAACAGTTTATGCACTTGACTCAGTTACTGGGCGATATTTATGGGAGCCTATAGATGATACACAGACTGCTGATTGGACACTCATTACCACAACACAAACCCCAACTTGGACACCCATTAACACATTAGGTTAAAAACATGGCTACATCATACACAACATTATTAGGCTTTGCCAAACCTCAGACAGGTGACCTGAGCGGTACTTGGGGCGACGTCGTAAACGAGAGCGTAACTCAGCTTGTTGAAGACTCTGTTGCAGGGGTCGCTACACTATCTGTTGCTTCTGGAGATTGGACACTAACGACTACTGGGTCAGGGGCAGATAATCAAGCTAGAAAGGCTATTCTTATCCCTACAGGGTCTAGCGGAACTACACGCAATATAAACGCTCCTAAGTCTTCTAAGGCATATTTTGTAATTAACAGCTCTACAGGCTCTGTCGTTGTTCGAGGTGGTCCAACATCTCCTACAGCAGGCGTAACAATTACAGCAGGCTCTCAAGCCATTGTTGCTTGGAACGGCGGTGATTTTGTTAATTTAACCCCCGCAGGATTAGTTTCTGGTGGGCCTCTTGGCACACCTTCTAGCGGTACGTTGTCATCTTGTACGGTTGATGGAACAAACAAGGTTGGTTATCTTAACATTCCGTTGTCAGGTATCAAGACAGCAAGCTACACCCTTGTTGCTGGAGATGTTGGCAAGTTTATTGAGCTAGGTACTTCTGGCTCAGTCGTGGTTCCTGCGTCTGTGTTTGCGGCTGGCGATGCAATCAGCATTTTTAACAACACTTCAGCATCAATTTCTTGCACTTGCTCTGCGGTAACAACAGTCTACAAAGGGGGTACGAATGCAGATATTTCTTCTTTTAGTGTGACTACAAGAGGTGTAGCTACTATTTTGTTTATTACAGCCACAGTCGCGGTGGTAACGGGGAATTTAGAATGAGCGGGATGATGCTTAACTTTGTTGGGGTATCTGCTGCAACAGTTCCAGGTGCGCCTATTATTGGCACGGCAACCGCAACAGCGTATAACACTGCAACAGTCAGCTATACCGCCCCAGCAAGCGACGGTGGTTCAGCTATTACAGGCTACACAGCAACTTCTAGTCCTGGAGGCATTACTGGCACACTGAGCCAAGCAGGGTCTGGAACAATTACAGTCAGTGGGCTATCGGGTTCTACATCGTACACATTTACAGTAACTGCAAATAATTCTGTTGGGTCAAGTTCGGCAAGTTCGGCAAGTAACAGTATAACAACTCCTGTTGCCCCTCCAACTGTAATTGGTCAAGCCTATGGTGGTGGATTTTACGCAGGTAAAATTGCGGTAAGTGGGAGTGGTGTTGCCACGCATTACTTAATTGTTGCACCTAAATCTACTGGTGAAAATTCAAGTAGGTCATGGGGTACTTATGGAGTTACAACTGGGCAGACCTCAGTAATTAACGGCCCGACTAATTCCGCTATTGAGGCTGCATTAGGTGCAGGTTATCAAGCGGCAAAGTTTTGTGAAGACTTATCGATTGGTAGTTATAGCGACTGGTATTTACCTGCTAAAAACGAGCTAGAAGTGCTGTATTACTTTTTAAAACCGACTACAGAATCAAACGATACTTCATCGGGTTCAAACGCCAATGCCGTATCACCAGAGCCTGTAAGTCAAAATCACACTAGCGGTTCACCTGCTCGAACCAGTGCAACAGGTACAACTGGCTTTAGAGATGGTGAGGCTAATGCGTTTGCGTGGTCTGGGGTTTCTTATTGGTCTTCTACTGAAAACGCTGCTGGTAGCGCATGGAATCAAGCATTCTCTAGTGGAAGTCAAGGGACTGGTGGCAAGACCGGTAGTCGCTATGTCAGAGCTGTTCGGAGAATACCCGTATAACAAAATAGGAAAACAATTATGTATATTCAAATCACAAACATTGACGCAGACACAGGTATTCTTTGCACGCAAGCACCAATGCGCACAGGACCAGCAATTCCAAATGTAAAAGGTTTTCAATTTGTCTTTCAAAACGAATCTGATTTCCCTATTGCATCAAATCCTGATGGTTCACTTAGCACAGCACCACTGCTTTACGGGACGTGTGATGATGACGCAGATACAAACCTTGTGGGTGTTTTAAAAATATTATCACAAGCTGAATTTAACGCAGATAAACAGGCAGAGCATCAAGCTAGAAAGCCATATCCTTCATGGGTAGGTGACATTGATACTATGTCATGGCAACCACCTGTACCTTATCCGCAAGATGACAAACGCTATTACTGGGATGAATCAACTGTATCTTGGATTGAGCAAACTCCTGTGGCGCAACTCCCATGAAAACTTTTGAGTTAGGATATTTTGGTAATATCTGGGTTAAGCAAAACGTCTTAGAACTTGCCGGTGAAACACATGGTGGGCATGAACATAAGTTTGACCATGTAACCCTTCTCGTATCGGGTAAAGTGTCAGTTGAAATTGAAGGCCATAAACCTAAAGAATTCACAGCACCAACATTTATCGTTATTCGCAAAGAGCATCAACACAAAATTACAGCAGTTGAAGATGGCACGGTTTATTACTGTGTCTATGCTCTGCGTAATATGGACGGTGAGCCAATTGAAGATATATATGGTGAACAACATGACCCAGAATCAGCCAGTGCTAGAACTGATGGGTACTGGGATAAAGTTAATCAAATTGACAAATAGCACTGTATGGAAATCCTTCAATTCATAACTGATGTTGGGTTTCCTATTGGTTCATCCTGCCTTGGGATGTACTTTGTGTTTCTGACGCTAAAGTTTCTGCTTGATAGTGTGCTTGAAAAGATTAAAAGTCTGATAGGCATTATCAAGCAATTGGATAAACGAGTGACGGGGATGTCAAACGACATCCTCAATATCGACAATTTAGTATCGCAGGCACTCGAAATACCACCAGAAAAACCAATCAAGAAGGTAGAGTGATGGACGCTGAGGCAATTGCAAAATATATTAATGTGTATGGCTTTCCTATCGTAGCGGCTGGGGGTATGGGGTACATCGTGTACTTTGTTTGGATTTGGGTAACCACAATAGTTAAGCCAATTTTGCAAGAAGCGATGGATGCTTTAATTGAGCTAATTGACCAGATTCGTGTGCTAGATAATGATATGATACGCCTAAGTCAGAAGCTCACTACCATACTACTAATGAGAGGGAAGAAATGAAAATTGGTGCTGAAGGGTTAAAGTTAATTAAAGAGTTTGAAGGGTGCAAACTAATCTCTTATAAATGTCCAGCAGGTGTTTGGACTATTGGTATTGGCTCGACTCGCTATGCAGACGGTAGCCCCGTAAAAGCAAATCAAGCTCTTCCGAATGAAGAAGCGGCTATGCAACTACTAGCTAAAACATTATCGTCTTACGAGCACACAGTAAATGCTATTAAAGTTGAGCTATCACAAAATGAATTTGATGCGTTAGTATCGCTTACCTACAATATCGGTGCAGGTAATTTAGCCAGCTCCACGCTTGTCAAAATGCTTAAAGCGGGTGAACCTAAATCAGAAGTAGCCAAGCAATTCCTACGCTGGGACAAAGCAGGCGGCAAACCACTTGCAGGCTTAACAAGACGTAGAAACGCTGAAGCTGAGTTGTTTTTAAAACAGGACTAGAATATGCCACTTAAGTCAATTACCTTTCGCCCTGGGGTATCCCGAGAAGGGACTAATTATGCCAACGAAGGTGGTTGGTACGCTTGCGATAAAGTTAGGTTTCGCTCTGGATTTCCTGAAAATATTGGTGGGTGGCAAAAGTTTAGTCTTAATAGCTACACGGATGTTTGCAGAACACTGAGAAATTGGTCTTCTATTGCAGGTAATAACTACACAGGCGTAGGCACAAACATCCGTTTCTTTATAGAATTTAGCGGAACCCTATACAACATCACACCCTACCGCCTTGTAGTTTCACCCCTTACACCAGCTAACCCGCTTAACTTTGTATCAGGGCAGAAGACGGTAACGATAACTTACGCGGGACATGGTGCGTCTACCAATGATTATATTTCAATCTCAGGTGCGGTAATTACATCTAGTGGGGTACCTGCGGCTGAAATTAACACAACTCACCAAATAACAGTCTTAGACGCAAACACGTTCACGTTTCAAGTAACTACCTCTGCTACAGCTACTACTACCGACGGTGGGGCAGTAATCGTGCTAAGTTTTGAAGCCTCTGCTGGTCTGCCTATTAACGTAACAGGGCTTGGTTGGGGTGCGGGTACGTGGAGTCGAGGTACTTGGGGTAGCAGTGCTACTTCAGGCGGTGTGGTTCAACCTTTAGGGTACTGGACGCAGGACAATTACGGTCAAGATTTAGTTATTGCCCCCACTAACGGTGAGATATATTATTGGAAAATAAGCACGAGCGTTGCGGGTTCAGGTATTCCTGCGGCTAATGCCGTTAAACTTAGCTCTTTAAGCGGTGCGGCAGACTGCCCTACAGTTGTTACAGGTATTATTACCACAGACGAAAATCACGTAATGGCGCTTGGGTGCAACGCAATAGGTGAAACGACTAAAACTCCTATGCTTGTGCGCTGGGCAGACCAAAACAACCCCGCACTTTGGACACCAAGCATAGCTACATCAGCAGGTGGGTATAAACTTACTTATGGTGATGCTATTGTTACAGCAATTAAAACACGCCAAGAAACACTTATCTTTACGAACAGCGCATTATATGGGGCGCAGTACGTTGGGACGCCTTTTATTTTTAACTTTCAACCACGCTCAACTAATATCACGATTGCTTCACCCTTTGCCGCTATCTCAGTTAACAACATTACTTATTGGATGGGGCATAAAAAGTTCTTTACCTACGGTGGTACCGTAGAAACGCTCCCTTGCTCGCTACGTCAGTATATTTTTAACGATTTTAATTACGCACAGCAAGCGCAAACCTTTGTGGGGTCAGTGGGTGAGTTTAACGAGATTTGGTGGTTCTATTGCTCTAGTGAAGCAGAATCCCCTGACCGCTACGCTGTCTACAACTATCAAGAGCGCATTTGGTACTACGGCACTATAAACAGAACTGCTTGGATTGACTGCCCTGATAGAACCTACCCTATTGCAGCTAGTGATGGAAACTTAATCTACCAAGAAAATGGTTTAGAAGACAACGCAACAGGCACTCCACTACCTATAGCTGCCTATATTCAGTCAGCGGATTTTGACCTTGATGATGGATATCAGTTTATGTTTATTCGTCGCCTTATACCTGACATTACGTTCTCTGGGTCTACAGATGAAACACCTGCGGTTGTTATGACGCTCTACGCTAGAGACTTTCCAGGCGGTCCATATAACCAAGAAACGGATGAACCCATTGCAAGAACCACAACAATCCCTGTAGAACAGTACACAGATCAAAAATGGCTACGCCTACGTGGACGTCAGATAGCATTTAGAATTGCTAGTGATTCAACAGGTACACAGTGGTCGCTGGGTATCCCGCGACTCGAAATTGTTGCTGATGGGAGAAAATGATTTATGGCTTCAACTAATATACAAATACCCGTTCTACCTGTACCTCCTGTACAATATGACCAAAACTGGGCGAACCAATTACTACGTGGGCTTAACGCTTATTTTACGGCATTACAGAACCCAGGTCCTATGCGGGGCACAACCATCACATTAACCGATTTACCCACTAGCAGCGCAGGACTTGAAACAGGGTCTTTGTGGAATGACAGTGGTACCGTAAAAATAGTATAGGAGCAGTCATGCACAGCGTTGCCAATAAATTAGCACAATATGGTCGTGGAGGTGATGACACACTAGTCCACATGAATAAGGCAGAAGTGGCTGGGCTTAACGCGCTTAACCATGCAGTAAACAATCGCCCTCTCTCAAAAAACCCAGTAACAGGTATGACTGAAGCGATGGACTTAACTGACATCCTCGCAGGGCTTGGTATTGGTATCGCCGCTGCTCTTACTGGTGGCGCGGCTGCCGCCGCTGCTCCTATGCTTTTGGGTGCTACAGCGGGTGCGGCTGGTGGTGCGGGTGCTTTAGGTCTTGGTGCTCTTGCTGGCGCGGCTACTGGCGCTGGGCTTAATGCAGGTAAAGCCGCTATTAAAGGCGATCAAGATATTGGCATGGCAGCAGCATTTGGTGCGGGGTCTGGTGCACTTGGTGGTCTAGGTGGAGCTGCTGGTGCAGGTAATGCGGCAGTGGCAGAAGGTACAGGTAATGTAGCGGCACAGAATATAAGTAACGTAGCTAAAGACACTATTACCCCAGGATTAACTGATAGTGCTACTCAGGGTTTAGGAAGCTTATCACCAACAGCAACGGGCACTAATATACTAGGTGACACTTCTAAATTTATAACTCCAGACTTTGCTACTGGAACTGTCCCAACTGACGGTGCAGGTTTTGCGGGGCTTCCAGCGGACTTAGCTAAATCAGACCAAATATTGGCTAACGCAGGTAAGATTACTGGTGCTGCCCCTGTTAATTTCGCAAATGCGCCTACAGATCTAGCTAAAGCAAGCGAAATACCCACAACTGCAAAGCTTTATCCTACGGACGAGTCTGTAACTTACAACACCTTAGGCACAAACCATACAGGTTTGCCTTACACTAATCCAAACTTAGCTAACCCAGATGTGTCTTTTGGTGATGCGATGAGACAAAGTTACACAGGATTAAAAGACACTATTACGAACCCTATGCAACATCAGGGTATGCTAGCCGCGCAAGTAGGCGCAGCAGGGCTTGAAGACCAATATAAGCAACAAGGGTTAAACGAGCAAGCCAGTGCAAAACAAGCAAATGAAATTGTTGGGCAGTACAGAAAAGCGGGGATTATGCCTAGTGAACTCCCCAAAGGGCTAACTGATATTGCTAATAGAAGAAAAAGCTTTGCTGCTGGCGGTACCATTCGTGACGTTCAGGGTTTAGGTGCTATTCCAACTGGCTATATTAACCAGCAGCCT